CCCGAGGTCCCACTGAGGAGGTAGGGTCGACATGACACCAGTGGGAGTGTCATGAAGGGTTCACCAACAAGAACCTCGCTGATGGGAAATCATCAAGCAGCGTTTTTATACGTTGGTTTTTATCTAGTCAGCGCCTAAGGGCCACTGACCCACCCATCAAAGATGAGGTGGATTACATACAACGACGAAGGCGGCGGAACCGGAGCCCCGCCTGAATTCAAAACAAAACAACAAACAGTGGGGCGGCATGAAAACGACGAAACATACAACAACATAACCCACAACAACATACGCACGCACATACAACACTTGTATACAAAATGAATTACAAAGAGTCAAGGCGGCATAAAAGAAAAATCGACAATCAAAAGCAAACAACAAAAGAAAAATCGACACTCAAATGGGTTATAAACAAATAATATTTTTGTTGACCTACGGTCTCAATAGGACCGCTTGATCCTGTGGTTGCAGCCACTGTTGTCTTTTTGTTGCACCATGGTCTCAATAGGACCACTCGTGCCTGATGGTTAAGGCATCACCTTGCTTCCTGAGTGTTTCTAGGGGACCACCCTGTCGTCGGTATCTTTAAGGTCAGGAAAGCCATGAATCCACAGCACCCGCAATTCGGCGGGCTGCTGTCCTGACATGCGGTCTCAACAAAGGCCATGTGCGCCTCACCAACGCACTCAACGCTCGCCAATGTCCGGGGTTCTCAGTAAATGGTACATGTGTGGCGGCTGACGCTTGCAAATCAGCAAGCAACTGCAGGGGCATTGTTGCAGGTGCGAGCTGAAAAATCTGTGAGGTGATCCTGCTTTCTGTGTGTTCATCGTACACGAATTCAAAATCTTGAATAACACCAGATGTTATTGGATTCACAGCACTTGAAATATAATAAGCACAATTTGCTGTGACGGTGTCCTCAAGTTGGAAAACATAGAACCCAGTGGCGTAGTAATTCTGGTAATCCGAAAACTTCATCGAACCTTCATTTGGGATGGTGTAGGTATAGAGTCCTTTGTCTCCAGGTCCAGTATAACGCAAATTCTGATTCCTGGATCCAATGGCCTGAGGCCATGAATCAACATCCCAAATGTTCCGCTCATCTGCTGACAATTGCGCGGCATAAAATTGTCCGCCGCGATAGTAAGCATTTGAGGTGTTGGTCAAAAGAAGAGCATTTGCGGTGACACGGGCCCTTGCACGTGCTGCTTGCAAAGTTGACTGTTCGATTATACCGAATGCCGGGAGCAAATACCGCCGGTTAGCCAATGGCTGGTACGAAATACTCACTGTTGAGCCGGTGCCATACCATGATGTGGTATTGGAATTGATTCGTTGCAGATAAAACCACCCAATAGAGCCGCCCACTGTAACAGAGGTGGTCCAATTACCACCTGAGATAGTGGTGGCGAGAAATCCGACAGGTTGGCTGTCTGGGTATTCATCTGCGCGCCCTGCTGGTCCATTGTAAATGGAACCGTAGGGTGTGACGCTTCCGCTGCCAGTAAATCCTGTGCCACTTATGGTCAAAGTGCCTGCTTTCGGGGCGTAGAAGCAAAGCTTTGTTCCATAGAGTGCAGGTTGAGGTGCATTAGCAGCGGCTGTGTAGGTCTGGAAGGTCATTTCATTGTCTATGTTGATCTCATAGTCATTTGCCACATTGGTTAAGCCAACAGCAAAGCCATAGGTGGCTGTGTATAATGTGGAAAACGATGGGATCTGACTCGTCCAGACAGGGTGGATTGGTGATGGCACGAGCATTACATATGAGTTGTTAGAAGGATCAGCTGAAGCTGGTTGATGAATAAATGATCCATCTTGATACAGCTTGAAGACAGCTGTTTGCCAACATCCACCTTGCTGTGGAAAACGTGTTGCTGGTGACTCTCGCGGAAGAGTAATAATCTGAGCGAGGCGGGAAAACCGCCCCGGTCCGAGAGTTGCAACATGCTTTCTGGCTACGGTGGTCAGTGGCAGAATTGTCTGTCGAATTGCACGCGATTTTCGCCGATTTGGTTGGTATCGTGGTCGGCGACGTGGTTGGCGTCCTTTTCGTTTTTGCATGACAGGTGGACGTTGTACGCGTTTTGCCATTAATTCTAAGGTTGATACACACTCAGGTTAAAGGTTAGAGGAGAGAAGAAATTGGTTAGGACTCTTCGGCATAAAGCCGATGGATGATTGGCAAGGATATGTTGACGAGCACATTGTTGGTGTGCTTCAAAGTCAACCTGAACACGTCAAGTTCAGCCTTGCTCACTGCATAGTCCTGGCAGAACTCCAAATCCGCTCGTTCATTGGGGATCCCTGTCTCTCCTCGTGTCCACATCTTGTATTCGTCATCGGGATCCAGATCCCCTTGATGTTTATCAAGGTCAATAGCTGGGCCTTTGGTTTTATCCAAATACCATTGTGCAATGTCACCAAGAATCGGGACATGTAAGGCCACGGCTGTGATCTGACGGGAGATTCCTCGGCCCCATGAAATTGGATGGTGGTCCTTATCGATCATCCAATACATGCCTCGCAGCCTCCTGGCTGGCTCCGGGGCCCAAATATATTCTTTCCCGCCCCAAACAGGTCTCATTCCGAGAAACGTCGCCATTCTCCATC